ACGCTTATCCGTACAGCGTAAGAGTGATCGCTTATGATTTAGATGATTTGGCTGCTGTAGCATCAAATCCGGCAACCAACAGAATGTACAACGTAAAGCCATACGCAGCATTTCAATTAAATATTCCGGGCGAAACAACTTACAGCAATACATATATCAAAAGCGTTGCGTATAATTCTGAACAAAAAATGATGTATGTCACAGTTGGGATTTCAGACGGTAATATTGGCGGCGGCGGTTTCGGGGCGGTTCTTGTTCACGCATTCTTAATTGACAATGCGGTATCTGCATGACAATAAGCGTTGCCGAAAAAGCCCGCGGCGTCTGCGTAAACACTTAAATTATTGGAGTTGTAATGGCTACCACAACCACTAATTACAGCAGCAACACTGCCATTACGATGGACTTGGCAAATCTTGGCTCAAACTCTACGTTTGTTGCTGGGCGCGAGTCAAGTCAAATTGATAACACATCCAACAAATTCAACGATTGTCTTGTCAGTGGTTTTGTCAGTGTCGGCACGACACCAACTGCAAACACGACAATAAACGTTTATGTGTGGGGTGCTGATACTTCGCTGGCAACGACGGCCTTAGACGTTTTAGACGGTACTGACAGCGCGGAAACGCTGACCAATACTGGAATATTGAACGCCTTGCGGTTTGGCGCGTCTGTTGCTGTGCCTGCAAATACCAGCGATGTGCAATACATCGTTTTGCCGTTTTCGGTTGCGGCGTTGTTTGGCGGTGTGATGCCTAAGTTTTGGGGGTTATACGTTGCCCACAATACTGCGGTCAATCTTAGAAATAACGCCGTTAATACCAACAGTTTTGAGTTTGTCGGTATTAAATACGACGTGGCGTAATTAATTAAAATGGCAACCGCACTGGTAATAATACCGTGAGTGTTTTTCTTGCAAAACGGTGGCGGCAACAACCGCAAGGTTTGCTGCAAGTAGATTTAGGCAATCCGCTTGCTCAAGCCATTGGCTTGGACACTGTATGGAGCGGCACGAACCCGACAATGCGGTTCAGTGTGCGCAATGGTATTGCGCGAAACTCAGTTAATAACTTCGACGGCCAGTCAGTAAGAGCCAATGCTTATTTGGGCGGCTCAAGCGTTGGAGTTACGACAACCGCGGCAAATAGCCCGGACATTGACCTTGGCGCGTTACCAAGCCTTACCGAATTTTCGATCATTTCTGTGTTTTCACAAGGAACTCAGACAAACACCTTCCCTATTGCTGCTCGATCATCAAGCTCAACAGCAGGCTTCGATTTGCTTACAACAGGAGCTTCCGGTGGGGGAGTAACTCTTCGCACACAAGTTAACGCTGGCGGCTCTGCTGACGCAGCAAGCGCAGCTTTATTTAATGACCCGTCTTCTCATACTTATTTTGGCACTTGGAAGTCATCTAGCCCTGTTCTGCTGTACATCGACCGCAGAGCGAATAGATATATAACTGCTGATTTAAGCGGAACAATTACGCCAAGCCAAAACCTGAAATTGGCTAACCGCGTAGGAACAAGGTTTAGTGGATTTTTTAGTCTTCTTATTTTTGGCACAAGACAAAATACAGACGCAGGGCTAGAGCTTCTAGACAATCCTTGGCAAATATTTGCGCCACAACAAAAGCCCAGAATATTTCTTGGCCTTGCTTCGCAAACCGTTGACACAATTGTTGGCTCTGCCATTGCAGCTGGCAACTCGTTTGCATTAAACGAGAACATTGCCGCCGGGGTGGGTGGCTCAACCGCTGCGGGCAACACGTTTGCATTAAGTCAGTCAATTGGACTGGGCGTCGGGAATGCGGTTGCGGGAGGGCCGACAGGCGCAGCGGTATCCGTGAACACAAGCATCTTTACTTTGCTTGGGAGTGCAGCGGCCGCCGGTCAGTCCTCTGTCGTTACTGGTGGCCAGCTAATTGGCTGTGGAGTAGGCAACGCAGTCGCTGCGGGCCAGCGTTGCGAAATCTTGCCGCCGCTCACCGTAGCACCTAGTGCAACGCCTGGCTATGCGCCCAGGACGCGCTACCGCGTGCGGGTGGGTAGCAGGTGGATGGAAGTCGATCCGCTCGATCCGATGAGCGTGCGTAGAGCCTACGACGCCGCACAAGAAGACGCACAAGACGCTGCCACGCAAGACGTAGAAGCACCTGCCGCTGTGGCTGCGCAGGCCGTGGTGGTGCAGCCTATCAAGGGGCCGGATTACGCTGGGCTTGCCAAAGAGGCCCGACGGATTAGCGAAGATATCCGCAAGGTTTACGCAGACGCACTGCAAACCGCACTCATCGCGCGCCTCATGCGCGAACAGATAGAGCGCGACGACGAAGACGACATCGCCGTCCTGCTCGCCAGTATCTAACCGCAGCGCAATCGGTTAGCACAAGCCGCCTTCGGGCGGCTTTTTTATTGCGCGTTCACTTCGGAAACACATGAACGACACAGAGAACAATCTGCCGGAAGCGGCGGAACTCTCGCAGCCCGCGCTCGACCAAGCGCAGCCCGAGATCGGAAGCGACCCCACTGCAGACCAGTCCGACGACACCGATGGCGATACGCAAGGCGTTGACCCAGAGGTTTTTGAGGAAGTCGAGTACGAAGGGAAGAAATACGCACTCCCGCCTGAGTTGAAGGACGCAATCCTTCGGCAAGCCGATTACACGCGAAAGACGCAGGAACTGGCGCAAACACGCCAACAAGCCGAGCAGACATTCGCGCAGCAGCAGGCACGCATCGAGGCTGAAAGGGCAAACATCCAAGCGGTGGCGCGACTCACTGCGCTGGATGAGCGTCTGCAGCAATACGCAGGCGTTGATTGGGACAGCCTAAGCCAGAGCAACGGCGAACTGGCCCAGCGCGAGTTTATGAAGTACCAGCAACTCAAAGACTCACGCCAACAATTTGTCGCACAAATCCAGCAGCACGAAGGCCAACGCGCGATGCAAGAGCAGCAGGAAACTGCCAAGCAACTGCAAGAGGCAAACGAGGCATTGAGCCGCGAGATTAAAGGGTGGTCACCCGACTACGCGCAATCCCTGCGCGAAGTAGCGAAGTCACTGGGCGCAAAAGAAGAGCAGCTAAACGGCATCCGCGAACCGTGGATCGTAAAGGCACTTCATGCGCAAAAGGTGCTCGCAGAGATGACCAAAAAGGCGGGCGCTGCTGCACCGGCAGTCGCTGCAAAACCTGTTCGCACCATCAGCGGCGGCAACGCAAAAGCCACGGTTGATCCCGACAAGATGAGCATCGAAGACTGGATGCGCCACGAACAGCGGCGCACGGCATCTGCACGCCGATAGCACTCACCACAACTTAGTCACACACAAACCCAAAGCCGCGAAAGCGGCTTTTTTCATTTCCAGGACGCAATCATGCCTAATACCATCCTTACCCCCACCGCAGTGACCCGCAAGGCTCTGCAGATCCTCCACCAGCGCCTTAATTTCGTTGGCAACATCAATCGCACCTACGACGACTCTTTCGCCAACAGCGGCGCAAAGATCGGCGACTCGCTGAAAATCCGTCTGCCCAACGAGTACACCGTTCGCACCGGTGCCAACCTGTCCACGCAAGACACCACCGAGACCAGCACCACGCTGCAGATCGCTACGCAAAAGGGCGTGGACATCACTTTTAGCAGCGCCGAGCTGACCCTGAGCCTGGACGACTTCTCTGCTCGCATTCTTGAGCCTGCGATGGCTGTGCTGGCTGCGAACATCGAAGCCGATGCGCTAAGCATGTACAAGGACGTGTACAACATCGTTGACAACGATGCGGGTGCCATCTCGTTCTTGAATCTGATGCAGGGCCGTAAGCTGCTCAACGACAACCTGGCTCCGATGGACAGCAACCGTTATGCGCTGCTATCTACCGACCACACTGCCAAGCTGGTGGATTCGCTGAAAGGTCTGTTCCAGGACTCCAACGCGATCAAGCAACAGTACCGCGAGGGCATGATGGGCCGCACCGGTGGTTTCGACTTCTACGAAAACACGCTGCTGACCAACCACACCACCGGCACCGCTGCCAAGACGACCACCTACACCGTCAACGGTGCAGTGACCACCAACGGCTCGACCGCTGTCACCGTGCAGACTGGCAGCACTACGTTTAAGGCTGGCGACGTGTTCACCGTTGCGGGTTGCTTCCGCGTTCACCCTGAGACCAAGGTTTCGACGGGCGTGTTGCAGCAGTTTGTGGTGACTGCTGATTACGCTGGCGGCGCTGGTTCGCTGGCGTTCGCTCCGGCCATCTACACGTCGGGCGGTCGTCAGAACGTCGTTGCTGCCGGTATGGCGAACAGCTCGGCCATTGTGAAGGTTGGCGCTGGCGCTTCGGAGCAGCTCACCCCGTCGATGGTCTTCCACCGCGATGCTTTTGCCTTTGCAACCGCTGACCTGGTGATGCCCAAAGGCGTGGACTTTGCTGCGCGTGAAGTCTATGACGGCATCTCGCTTCGTACCGTGCGCCAGTACGCAATTAGCACGGACACCATGCCTTGCAGGATTGACGTTCTGTACGGCTACAAGACGATCCGCGCTCAACTGGCTGCGCGCATCCACGCTGACGGCTGATCGCCCTAGGCGTTAAGCAGTAAGGGGCCGGCTCACAAGGCTGGCCCCACCATCACCAGAGGGAACTATGGCGCTCGATACCTACGCGGAACTCAAGACGCAGGTAGCCGCATGGCTGCATCGCAACGATCTGACAGACAGGATTCCGACGTTCATCGAGTTTGCTACTAACCGACTTGCCCGCAACATCACGTCGCCACGCATGGAAGCGTCCACGACGCTGAGCGTGGTCAATGGCATTGCTTCGCTGCCGAATGATTTCCGCGCGGCAATCTCAATGACGCTAGGCACAGTCGAATACAAGGCCATCACCGCTGCAGACATGCGGGCGATGGATCAGGGCGGCATCCGGCCCACCTACCCGGTGTATTCCATCGTCAACAACCAGATCAAGGTCTACCCAGCTGACAGTTCATCGCCCACCTTTATTTACTCGGTGCGTCTGCCCAACTTGGTAGCGGACAGCGACACCAATTGGGTGCTGCAGGACTACCCAGATGTGTATCTCATGGCATCGCTCGCAGAGGCGCGCAAGTTCGTGCTGGATGACACGCGCCTGGTGCAGTACGAACAGATGACCATTGCGCGCATCGCGGAACTGAACCGCAACGAGCTGCGCAACGTCGAGAATTCGGCCACCTGGTACAAGCAGCGCGAACTGCCGGTGCACCTGCCGGCCTACGACATCCGGTTCGGTTGACATGCTGGTTCCGCTAACTCAATTCGCACCGGACGCTGACCCGGGTGTGGCTGGCGCATTGGTAGACGCTACCGGCGTCATGCCCATCGAGCGCTCTATCAAATCCGCTCCAGAGGCGCTGGATACGGGCATCGCTACCGCTGCATCGGAAGTCTATGGCGCGGCCACTGTGGAGCGCGTGGATAGCAGCAAGACGCTATACATGGGCACGGCCACCAAGCTGTACTCGGCCAGCGGATCGACATGGACGGACGTTACCCGCTCAGCAGGTAACTACTCCGCGCCCGCGTCCAGTAGCTGGTACTTCACCACCTTCGGCAACCAAGTGCTGGCGGCCAACAACGGCACGGTGATGCAGGTATCCACTGGCAGCCTGTTTGCTGACATCACTGGCGCACCGCGTGCTGAGATTGTCGAAACGGTTGGCCTGTTTGTCATGGCGTTCAACGCATCGGACGGCGCAAGTTGGGACTACGACGACGGCTGGTGGAGCAGTGCGCAGGCCAACGCTACGGACTGGACGCCTGCCATTGCAAGCGGCTCTGTGCGTGGACGCTTGTATGCCACACCCGGCCCCATTCGTGCCGCCAAGCCGCTGGGCGAGCAGATGGTGGTGTACAAGAATTCGGGCGTGTATCTGGGAACTAATTCCGGCCCGCCGCTGTGGTGGACTTGGCAGCTAGTGCCAGGTGATGGCGGGTGCGTCGGCAAGTACGCGGTGGCGCAGATTGTGGTGAATGGTGCGCCCGCACATTTTGTTGTCGGCCCGCGCGGCATGTATGTGTTTGACGGCTCGCGCCCTGTTAAAATTGGGGACGGGATAGTACGTCGGTGGTTTTACCAACGACTGAACCCCACCTACCGTGAGAAAACCTCTTGCGTTGTAGACCGCGCAGAAGGCGTCGTCTACATCCTGTTTGCCAATAGCGAGTCGACCGGCAGCCTGAATGACTGCCTGATCTACTCTTTCATCACCGGCAAGTGGGGCAGAGGGCGCAACTACGCAGCAAGGTTTGGCCTGCAGTACCTGGCCCCGTCCAGTACGTTCGATACCGTGCCGCCGGTTGGCGTGACGTATGAGGCAATCGACGCACCGAGCTACGACGACCTGTTCCGTGACGCGGATATGGAAGCGGCGGCCATCGTCACCACTGGCGACCGTATCGCAACGCTGAACGGCTCGGCCAACAGCAGCACATTCCGCACAACGTATTTCGGCACTGACGGCAATCTGTCGCTCATGCGCCGGGTGCGCCCGCGATTCATTGCAAACCCCACCGCTGCCAGCATGAACCTGCTGGTGGGCGATGCGCTGGGTGATGTGCCGTCCACATACCAATCCGCCACCTACGCCGACAAGAGGTTCGATGTGCTGGTTGAGGCGCGTTGGCATCAGGTGGATATGACCGTCACAGGCGGGTTTGAAATCACCGCGCTGGATGTCGATCTGTCTGGAGTCAGTTCCGAGTGAAGCTAAACGAAGACCCGGTGCTGCCGTCGCTGACGGGGCCAACCTTCCTGCCGTTTCTAAAGCACTTGCTGGCAAGCCTTGCCCGCCAAGTGAATGGGGCAACAGAAGGCCGCATTGCCTCCATCCACGCCGCTAATACCTCGTTTCCGACGACGGGCGACTGGATGCAGGGCGATGTGGTGCGCAACAGCACGCCAACAGAACTGGGTACGGCTGGCAGCAAGTATGTGATTACGGAGTGGGTGTGCGTTGCGAGCGGCACGCCTGGCACTTGGGTGGCTGCTCGCGCACTGACGGGGAACTGATGAACGTCGCAGAGATTGCGCTGCAACAAGCTGCGCACAGGCCGTTTTCTCCGCAGCAGATGCATCACTTCGGCGGTGGCGTGTACGCCAAGGAAATGCGCCTGCCTGCCGGCTCATTCGTTGTGCAGCACAAGCATGAGTTCGATCACCTGTCGGTGCTGGCTAGCGGGCGTGTGTATGTCGGCGTGGATGACGCTGTGAGCGAGTACAGCGCACCGGCTTGCATAGTGATTAAGGCCGGAGCGAGTCACGTCGTAGAGGCCATAGAGGACGCGGTTTGGTATTGCGTTCATGCAACCGACTGCACCGACACGGGCGCAGTGGATAACCAATTGATTGAAGGGGCGTAAACATGCCAATCATTGCGGCAGCAGCACTTACGGCAGGCGGCAGTCTGCTAGGCGGCATGGCGTCTAGACGAGGCGGCGGCACGCAAATCAGCAAGCAAGAGTTGCCAGACTTCCTGCAGCCCTATGCGCCAGAATACGCCCAGAGGGTGCAGGACGTTGCAAACCTGCCGTACAACGAGTACGGATACAACCGCGTCGCTCCGTTTAGCGAAGACACGCTCGCCGGCATGGACATGGCACGCAATGCGGCCAACTACAACCAGCCGCTGTTCGATCAGGCGCAAGGCGAACTGTCCAAAACGATGTCGGGCGCGTACCTGTCGCCAGATAGCAACCCATACCTGCAAGGCACCTACGATGCCGCTGCAGGCCGCATGGCCGATGCGTACAAGACGGGCACAGCAGCGCAAACCAACGCCGCAGCGGGCTTTGGTGGCGCGTTTGGTGGCAGCGCTCAGTCGGAACTGCAGGGCCAGCAGAACCGCGCATTCGGTGACTCGCTGGGTCAGTTTGCAAACAACCTGTACGGGCAAAACTATCAGGCAGAGCGTGGCCGCCAGCTCGGTGCAGTGCAGGCCGCTCCTGCCTTTGCCGGCGCACGACAAGCGTTCGATTTTGGCAATGCAAACGCATTGAACAGCATCGGCCAGCAGCAGCAGGCACTCGGCCAAAACTACCTGAACGCCGACTACGCGCAGTTCCAGGACGCCAACAACTACCCGCGTCAGCAGCTCGACGTGTTTGCGTCTATGTTCAATCCCAACTTGGGACGCACCGCTACTGGCACGCAGTCCATCAACCCGATGCTGGGCACGCTGGGCGGTGCGGCGGGCGGGCTTGGTATGGCGCGCAGCTTTGGCCTGCTGGGCGGCGGCAATCCATTTGCAAGCGGGCCTTCATCTGCCGAAATGGCTGGGTTCAATAACGACGCGGCTTTTCAATTCGCCAACGGCAACGGAACGATCTGGTAAGGGGCAACCATGAATTGGTCAAACATCACCAGCGGCTACATGCCGCAAGGCTCGCAGTATCTCGGCGGCTTGCTCGGCGGGCCTGCTATGCAAAACCCCGGCATGTACGCGCCGCAATTCAGCGCCATGTTTCGCGGCTTTGGGCAGTCACCGTTCCCGCAGTACGGCGGCAACACGCGCAGCGCGCAGATGATGAACAACTACATGGGCGGCCTGCTGTCGCGCAGACAGGGCTACCAACCGCCTGCCATGCCTAGCCGTGTTGCACCGGCTGCCGCACCAACTGCTATGGGTTATGGTGGGCAACCCATCCCCGACTACGTTCCTGAAAACAGAGGCTGACATGCCGGGATTGCTCGATGCACGCGGTGGGTTCAATGACCCGATCACCATGGGCCTGCTGGGTGCGTCGCAGGCATTGCTGACGCCTATGTCGCAGGGTGGCGGGCTAGGCGCTGCGTTTGGCGCGTTCCCGGCTGCACAGCAGGCTGCGGAAGCCAACCGCTACAAGCAGATGCTGCAGGCGTATCAGATGCGCAAGATGCAGCAGGAAGACGAAGACCGGCAGACCGCGCGCGATCTAGATGCGCAGATCAAAGCCGCTGCACGCAATTCGTTTGTCCCGCCATCTCCTGGTTCACTTGGCGGCGGCGTTGCGCCTGGCTCACAACAAGGGCAGATGCTGCTCGCAAACATGTCTGGCGATACTGAGTTTGATTCGGCTTTGCTGCAAGCAACCAACAGCGGATTAAACACTGTCGGCCCCAAGCAATCAGTTTCGTTGCCGACGCAGGGCGGGTTTGACCAGGGCAAGTTTTTCAACAATCTGATGCAAGTCAGCCCGCTGCAGGCCATGAAGCTGCGCAAAGACATGCAAGCCGATTCGCCGTGGGCAAAGATCAATCCAGGCGAATACACACCAGATTCGGTTGCCGCGTTTGCCGCGAGCAACAACCCGGCCGTCCTCCGCAAGGCCACCGGCCCAGTCAAATACAGCAGCAGAGACACTGGCACGACGATTGAATATTTCCCAGAAGGCCAACCAGATCAAGTTGTGCACCGCGTGCTCAAAGCGCGATCGCCAAGTTTCTCTGGCATTGCAACGGAAGGCGGCGGGGTTAGCGTTATCGACAATACGACTGGCTTAGTTCAGGACGCCAGGACGCTTACTGGCGATCGTGTACTCAAGCCGTTAAAAGAACTGCCGGCCACCGTGGCAAATGGATACATTGAGAATCAGGTTGCGCTGAACAAGATTGACGAAGCAATTACAGAGGTTCAGAAGTACCCCAATGCGCTTGGTCTAAAAAACCTGATGGGCGATGCTGTGCGTCAGCGCACCGACCCGGAAGGCGTTGCAATCCGGGCAATGATTGCAGACATCGGCAGCATGAAAATCCATGACAGATCAGGAGCTGCTGTTAGTGCTGCAGAGTTTCCGCGCCTGAAGCCGTTTGTTCCGTCTGCTAACGATGAGCCTGCTGCTGCGGTTGAAAAACTCAAGCTCTTCAAGCGGGAGTACGAGCTAATGCAGCAAGGAATCACGACGTTTTACAGCGAAGGGTATAAGCAGCCGCCTACGTCGCCCGCGCCAGCGCCGACGCTACGGCCAGCGTCTGCTGTGCCACCGCAAGCACAACCATCACCAGCGCCGCAACCCCCGCAGTCACTGCCGCAGCAGCCAACCGGGCTAGGGACGCCAAGGGTGGAGGGCAAAGTACTTGGGCCTAAGCCGGTAGCAACGCAGGCCGATGTTGACGCAACGTTCGCCAGCATGAGGAAAGCAAACCCAAGCATTACACGCCAGCAAGTTATCGATTCGCTTAGCCAAATTTACCGGATTCAGTAGACATGGCAATCACAGACGAATTGCTAGATCGGCTGCGAATGGCCGAGTCTGGCGGCAATCCTCGCGCCGTGTCAAAGGCCGGTGCAATGGGCGCTTATCAGTTCATGCCAGGAACGGCCAAGCAATTCGGCATTGACCCGTTTAATGAAGGCCAATCTAGAGAAGCGGCAAGGAAGTACCTGACTTCGCTGTACACCGAGTTTGGTTCTGTTGAAGACGCATTGCGTGCGTACAACTGGGGGCCGGGCAACATGCGTGCGTATCTCAAAACGGGATACGGAGTGAACGGCAAACCAATGCCTGCCGAAACCGCAAACTATGTGAACGCCGTGCAAAAACAACCAGCCCAATCAAAAGGCCGCGATCTGTCTGCGGAAATTTCCGGCACGCAATCACAAGGCGGCAGGGATTTGTCTGGCGAGCTTATGTCGGCAATGGCGCAAGCCCAAGAGCAAGAGCGCCCCGGTGCCTTCATGCGTGGCGTGCAAGGCGTAGCCCAAGGCATTGCAGACCCTATAAACGCGCTGGGCCAGCTGTTTACCCAAACCGGTGCTGCTGTCGGCTTGCCTGGTGCTGCAAACAAAGCCGCCGAGTTCGACAAGTACGTCACTCAGCAAGACGCGCAATACAAGACCAACGTACGCGGCGGCCAGACCGACTTTGATTTCGGTCGCATGTTTGGAAACGTCGCAAGTGCGTTGCCGTTGACAATGGCGCTTCCGGCTGGCGGCACGCTTGGTGCGGCGGCCACGTTTGGCGCGGGCGGCGGCGCGCTGTCCGGTGCGCTGCAGCCAGTCATGGGCGGCAACTTTGGCGAGCAAAAGCTAGGGCAACTGAAAGCCGGCGCGCTAGGCGGCGCTGTTGCTGGCCCGGTTGGCAACATGTTGGGCCGCGCTATATCTCCCACCGTCAACCCGCAGGTGGCGTTACTGCAGCGCGAAGGCGTCACGCCAACCATTGGCCAGATCATGGGCGGCGGCTTCAAGACGGCAGAAGAAAAGCTGACCAGCGTGCCGTTGCTTGGCTCTGCTATCGCTAGCGGTCAGGGCAGGGCGAATGAGCAATTTAACCGCGCTGCATTTAATCGGGCGCTTGCTCCGTTTGGCGAGCAATTGCCGGATGGCGTTGCAGGCAGAGACGCAGTGCGCTTTGTTGGGCAGCGCATCGGACAGGCTTACGACGACGCGCTGAATGCGGTCGGGCCAATTCGACTTGATCCACAGTTGTCGACCGCCCTTACCGGACTGCAGAACAGGCTAACCTTTTTGCCGAAAGAGACGGCGGATCAGTTTTCGAGACTCTTGCAGACCGAGGTTGCCGACAGGGCGCAGAACGGCATACTGACGCCGGAGGCAATGAAGGCCGCTGAAAGTCAGCTCGGGCAGATGGCTCGAGGGTATGGCAGATCGCTTGATTTTGATCAGCGTCAACTTGGCCAGGCAATTTCGGAAGCGCAGACGGCACTGAGAGATGCGGTGCAGCGCCAAGCACCGCGGGGTGCAGCGGATGCTGTAAGGGCGGCCAATACTGCCTACGCAAACTTCCTGCGCACTCAGCGTGCAGCGTCGTCTGTTGGTGCCAATGATGGGGTTTTCTCTGCATCGCAACTGCAAAACGCAGTGCGGGCGCTTGACCCGACGCGATCACGATTCGCAAGAGGTGATGCGCTGATGCAGGACTTGTCGGACGCTGGCAAGTCTGTACTGGCTCAAAGAACGCCGGACTCCGGTACTGCTGGCCGCCTACTTCCTGCAGCCATCGCCGGTGGCGCTGCGGGCGGGGCCGTCACGATCAACCCTTGGCTGGCTCTGGGTGCAGTGCCCGCATTGGCTTACACCGCCACCGGTCAGCGTGCGCTATCCAACCTGCTCACCGGACGCCAAGGTGCAGGCTATGGGTTGCTATCGGACGCGGCTCGCAGGCTTGCCGTGCCGGGTGGTGTTGCGCTCAGCCCTGCGCTGCAAGGCTTGCTGAATCAGTGACACAACGGTCGGCACAACCGCAGAGATGGCCGCCACCGCCAGGATTCTGTAGTACTGCTCGCTATCCATCAGACGCCTTTCTATAACCGCCACATCCTGCCACGCCACCCAGCGCCGCGCTGTCGGAGAACTCCGATGCCGGCGCTATTTTTTTGCCCGGATGAACCATGCCCGTACCATCAGCCATCACCGACCTGTCCACCACAGCGGCGTCTAACTCACCGGCAGGCGCAGAGTCGGCCAGGGGAACGATAGACGACTACCTGCGCGCCCATGCGTCTTTTATCGCCCAGACGCGGGCAGGCACATCGGCCACCACCTACACGTTCAGCGCCACGGGCGCGCGGATACAGGGCGACTTTAGCAACGCGACGCTGACGAACCGGACATCGCTGCAGACCAGCACAACCAATGGCGCGACGGGTGTCAATGTATTGCCGAATGGCAGCGGCACGGTGTCTGCGCTCACTGCGTTTAACAACTCAGACCCGACCAATGCGGGTTACGTTGGGCTTGGCATTTCCTCCACTTCCACAAGCCTGACGTCAGCAAATACCGGTAGCGGTACGGCGCTGCCGTTGATTATTTACGTTGGCTCTGGCGGCCCAGAGCGCGCTCGATTCTCAACTGACGGGCAGTTTTTGCTTGGCACCGCAACAACAACATTCGGCGGCTCATCTGCAAACGCAAAACTGATCCCAACCAGCGCATCAAACGTCGGCATTGCGACTGGGACTTGGAACAATGTCGGTGCTGCGATGGATTTCTACGCGAATATCGGCACATCCACCGTGTATTCGGGTTCGGTTTCGCTTAACGGCGCAACAACTTCATACAACTCCGCATCGGACTACCGCCTAAAGAGCAGCCCGCAACCGTTGACTGGCAGCGGCGCGTTTATTGATGCTTTGCAGCCAAAGACATGGACATGGGTTGGTGACGGCTCCCAAGGGGTCGGATTCATTGCGCATGAAGTTGCACAAGTTGCGCCGCGCAGTGTGTGCGGTGAAAAAGACGCGGTGAACGACGACGGTTCGCCTAGATATCAGAGCATGGAGTACGGCAGCGCCGAGTTCATCGCCAACATCATCGCCGAGCTGCAATCGCTGCGTGCCCGCGTTGCCGCGCTGGAGGCAGCATGACTGCCGATCCCGATTTCCTGCGCTTGGAAGCCAAGGTAGACAAGCTCACCGACGCGGTAATGCGCTTGGTGCTAATCGAAGAGCGCCAGACGACACAAGGTGAGCGTATCGGTGCCTGCGAGACGAAAATCGCAGTCAACGAAGCGGCCATTGTCAAAACCGATCGCAAGGTCGATCAGTGGGTGAACCGTGGCGTCGGTGTGTGGCTCGCCGCGATGGTGCTGTTCACGCTTGCGCAGTTTGGTGCCAAGTTCATCAAGTAGCCGATGTTCACCAACCAGGCCGGCGTCGAACTTATAAAAGAGTTCGAAGGGCTGCGGCTGCGCGCGTATCGGTGCCCCGCAGGCGTTCCAACCATTGGCTACGGTACCACTGTGTATCCCACGGGCTACAAGGTGCAGATGGGCGAGCAGATCACCGCAGAGCAGGCCGAGGAATATCTGCGCAGTGATCTACGGGCTTTCGAGCGCGAAGTCGAGCGCATGGTGCGCGTGCCGCTCAACTCCAACCAGTTTGCCGCACTTGTAAGTTTTGCTTACAACCTGGGCGCGGAGGCGCTGCGCAAGTCCACCCTGCTGCGCCTGCTGAACGCCCACAACTACGCGGGTGCTGCCGAGCAGTTTGCACGCTGGACGTATGCCGCTGGCAAGCAACTGCCAGGCTTAGTGCGCAGACGTGCTGCTGAACGCGCACTGTTCCTGCGGGCCGATGTAGCGCCTAGCGCTACGCCAGAGATTGGCGACTTCCCAACCATGCAGCCGGTGGCTGCGCTCCACGTGGAACAAACTATGGCCCCAATCGTCGCGGCGCTCATGCCGAGCCTTATCTCTGCCATCCCCGAGATTGCCAAGCTGTTTGGATCTGGGCCGCGAACAGATAAGACGGCGGCCATCGCGCAGAAGGTTGCCGAGACAGTGATTGCGGCCACCAACACGGCCAACCTGCAGGCCGCTGTTGAAACCGTGCAGGCCGATCCGCAGATGCGCAAGCAGGCGACGGAAGCCGTGCAGGCCATGTGGTACGAGCTGCAAGAGATTGGCGGGGGCATCAGTGCCGCACGCGAGTTTTCCGCAAGGACTGCGGCAGACGGGGCCAGCTTTATCCGCATGCCGGCGTTCTGGATCAGTCTCGCCCTGCTGCCGCTTCTCTACGGCACCGTGTACGCGGTACTGACGGGCGGGGATGGGTTCACCAGTGAACTGCGTGCAGCCATTGCATCGAGCGTCGTCACAGGCGTCCTGGGCGCTGTGGCGGGCTTCTGGCTTGGTTCCTCGTTCACTACAAGCCGCTCCAGAGGGCTGGGCGCAACGCCCATTAGCGATCAGCCATGAAAGCCGCTTTTGCGTTTGTGGCCGCGATGGTTCCGGCCCAAGCGCAAGGGCCGACGTTCGACATTCAAGTGGCTTGCGACGGCCCGGTGCCTATCGGCATGCGGATTACCGCGTTGCGAGCTGGCTCCGCTTTGCTGCGGGTTTCTGAGCTTTTGGAGTTCTGTGCGCGTGACTACGAGCAAGAAGAAAAAAAGCGGATCTAAGCCTGCGGTGATGGTGCGGGTGAAGTGGACGGACGCAGCAATGTCGACATCCCCGCACTGGCAAGAAGGCCAGCAACCCCGGCCACCAAAGCGCAAAGCCATGCACATCTGCCTCACTGTGGGCTGGCTTGTGCACCTGGATGAGAACTGGTGCCAGGTGGTAGCCACGCTCACCGACGGCGGCCACGCGCATGTGACCGAGATTCCCACCGGGATGATTGAGACGATTGAAGTGCTAGAGCCTGCGGGCGAGATAGGTGCCTGATGGCTGTGCGCAAGTTCACGGATGAGCAGTTGCTGGAGGCTTTACGCGAAACCAAAAGCCCAGCAAAACTAGCGGCAAAGTTTGGTATGTCCACGCGCGCAATGGTGACGCGCATGCGTGCTGTAGGCGTTGCTCCGGCCAAGTCGGCCATGGATGCACAGGGCGTGCCAACCAAGGCAATGGTGGAGCGCAGCATCGGGCGCATCAGCACAACGATCACAGACGGTCGCGCGGTGGTGTTCTCGGACGCCCACTTTCAGCCAGACTGTATCTCAACTGCGAATCGCGCCCTGCTGAAGTTGCTGCCCGAGTTGCGCCCCGCGCTTGTTGTGTGCAACGGCGACGCGCTGGACGGTGCAAGCATCAGCCGGCACCCGGCGATTTTTGGCGAAAAGCCGCACACACCTGCCGCAGAACTGCGCGCATGCCAGGAGCGGTTGACGGAGATTGCTGAGTTATCAAAAGGTGCGCTGCGCATCTGGACGCTGGGCAACCACGACATCCGGCTGCATACCTACCTGGCCACTCAAGCCCCGCAGCTTGCAGACATGCCAGGGCTGGACTTGCGCACGCTGTTCCCAGAGTGGCAATTTTGCTGGTCGCTACGGGTCAACGACGACACGGTGATCAAGCACCGCTACAGGGGCGGCATGTACGCGCCTGCCAACAACGTGCGCGGCTCAATGGGTATGTCGTTCGTTACCGGCCACCTGCACAGCCTGAAAGTTATGCCTATCTCGGCATACGCCGACAGGCGCACCGCATACGGCGTGGACACCGGGATGCTGGCTGAGCCGGATTGGCCGGCGTTCATGTACCGGGAGGATTCGCCAGCGGATTGGCGCTCGGGGTTTGTGGTGATGACCTGGCGCGGTGGCCGCCTGCTGTGGCCCGAGGTGGTCAACGTGGTGAGCGAGGGTGTGGTTGAGTTTCGTGGCGAGCTGATGGAGGTTTAGATGGCAGATAGGCGTGGCGTTGGGCTGTTGGATGCGTACAGGCAATACGTGGGCGACCCGTTTGCATCAATGGTCGGTGGCGCTGCGCGTGGCTACCTTGGGTTGGATAAGCCAACCTATGCCAACGAGGAGGCGTATCGGACTGCGCAGGCCATTGGCAACATGCCCGGCTTCGGCGCGCCCGCTGGAATCTTCAAGGCTGCGGCCAATGCGCCGGATGCTTTAGTGGCTATTGGCGGGCTGCTGGGCAAAGCTGCCGTGCCAAAAATGAGCGCTCAAGAGGCGCGAGCAGCTGGATATTGGCATCCCATTGGCTTGGGTAAGAAATTAGAGAAGCCATATCAAGATATATCGTTTGCTACCGAAACAATTAAAAACCTGCCGGCCAGGAAAAACATTTCGCTTGAAGACCTACAGGGGCAATACATTGTGCCCGCAGTTGGTGACAGAACCGCAGCCGGGAAGTTGCTGACTGAGGTTGAGGGCGTCAAGTTTAACAACCCAGTAGAGCTAGAGGGCGGGCCGGATTTTATGCTGACGCATGGGGCCAAGGGTGGGCCTGATTCAACAATATGGGCCAGCGGGCAATCTATTGTGAGCGCACTTAGGAACCGAGCAGTTCAAGCGGAATCTATGGGTGGCAACGCAAACTTGATGTATGTGCCAATGGGGTACAACTCGCTCAATTTCAGCACTATGCCTACTGACGCTGCGCTTGAAATGATTAAAAGCGGGAAGATTACAAAAAAAGCCAAAAAAGAGTTTGATAACTCAGTGCGTGCGTTTCGCCCTGAATTTGCTGGGATTGACTCTCCGCAGGCAATTGAACAATTACGCGCTAACGGAGAGCTTCGACATGCGTTTTTGGATCGCATGCAACTTGATCAATTCAGAAATGCAGGCTTTCCTGATATCACTGCAATCAGAAAGTCAATTATGGAGCCTGCTCTTGAAAATGTTCCGCTCTATCACGGTGGCTACTCCGTTGGCAAAATTGATACATCTTTCCCAATTAACAAGTTGCCAAAGTTGCCGCACAAGACTTATCCCGCGCAATTGCATGGCACTGTGATTGGCGGGATGGATATCCCGGTACCGCACACAATGTTGTGGCAAGACTTTTTTAACGAACGGCGAGCCAGAGGAATGCCCGTGGAGGGCGACCGCATGGCGTTTGAAAGATCCAAGCCACTGCAATTAGTAAATCAAGGGCTTCTAGACCGAGTCATGCCATACGTCGAAGCGGCTAGGCGTTCGGGTCGACCTTAATTTCAAGGGCTTCTTGGAGCAGCTTGTAGACGACGTACAGACATCGTTCCGTCCGCTCTGTGTAAGGGTGCGGCCCGCCTTCCGGCTGCTCGGCGTCTACCGCTAGATGAATTGCATCAACGATTGAATGGTATCTAGCAACTTTGTCCATGATCAATCCTATTTAAGCAGAGGCTGATTAGTAATGAGTGTTGTCAATATTTGCACCAAATGAGCGCCGCCCTGATCGCCGCTGTCGGCGTCGTCTACGCCGTTATCGCCACCGACCTGTACCGCTCCGGCCAGACCGGCCTAGCACTGGCGTTTGCCGGGTACGCGCTGGCCAATGTTGGGCTGTGGATGGAGGCGCGCTAAAACGGCGCAGGCGGCATATCACTCGGGTAGCGCTTCTGCCGCTTCTGCTTCACCGGCTTGCGCATCCGGCCGAACGGCCAATTCGGATTGTCTTTGAACATTGGCGGCAAACTCCTTGATGGCTGGATGATGCTCTGGATAGGCCCAGACTTCCAAGGGGCGCAGACCCTGCTCGCGCAGCCGCGCACGGTGGGCGGCTACGCGGCTGGCTGATGGGCGGGTGTCTTTCTTCATTCAGTAGTCTTGGCAATGGCTGCGCGAGCGATGTCCGATATGCTTTTTCTCAAACTTGTGGCCTGTTCTGCAGTCAGTTTTTCGCTTTTGCATTTCCCTGGGCCGGTTGTGTTGTATTCGGCTAACGCTGCAATTTGAAGCAAAGCAGCAAGTAAATCGGGCGCGGCGGCGATTAGCCTGGAGTCGGCGCTGCATTGAATGCCGGTTGCAACTTCGCAGTGAAAGGCAACAATCCGATGCTGCGACTCAAACGCATCGCCGTCGGCGTCGTGGCCGGGATTATAGGTTTGGGTGGCCCAAGGGGCGGGTGTGTGTGCGTTCATGTTCAGATTTCCCAGGTTCAAGTTAGCCCGGCCGGAGCCGGGCGGGTTGGTTAGTAATTTGATTCGCGCGCTGCAGCTTTGGATTCGGCCAGGTAGATGCTGGCTTCCTGTTTGGCGTGGAATTCAATGTGCGCCATGGCGGTCAAATCGGCGTATTTGCTCGACCAATAATTCGCGTCAGCCGCCCATTCCTCGAAGTACGAATCGGCCAGACCGCGAATACCGTGCCGCGCAAAAATAATTGCGACTTCTGCGGCGGTGATCTTGAGTTTTCCCATGTTTCTCTCCTGGTTGGCGCGCTGCGTCGTGCAGCGCATGAGTCAATATTAGATGGTTACTAGTAACCAGTCAAGGGGGGTAGGCAAAAAAGTTTTCGGGCGCTCAAGCCTGTCTAATACTCGCAAAAACGCCTCGGTTTTCACCGAGTTTCGCTACAGCCAAGCTTGCCTCGTTTCTTAGACACCGCGAGCGCTAGATCGGCTCTGTGTGCGGCCTAGCGGGCGATTTTGTAGCGAATGACCGAGTACCTTACCAAGACGTAGATCGGCTATCCATGCGGGTCTTTAGGCGTCGTTGTCTAACAAATCCAAAAGCTGTCTAATACTTTCAGCGTTTTGCGGTCTTGCTGGGGCCGATGACGACGGGCACAACCTTGTCCCGCAGGTAACGCCTGGTCACTTTGGCGTCCGCATGGCCAAGCAGTTTTTGCGCATCAATGCCCTGGGCGTCGGCGTCGGTTCCGCTCATCGCTCGCAGATCGTGCAGGTTGGCGTCCAGCACTCCAGCCTTCTCGCAAGCCACTGTCCACTGCTTGTGAATCATGTGATAGGCCGGCGGCTTTGCGCCCAACAAATAGATGTGCACTACATTCCGGTGCAGCGCCCTGGCGTCGGCCACCGCATTGCGAAGCTCGGGCGTCCAAGACAGCAGCAGCCTGCTTTTCGTCTTTTGCTGCTGAACAAAAATCCCTTCCTCGCTGATGTCGTCGCGTCCAATTTTCAGCACATCACCGATGCGCTGCCCGGTCGCGTAACACAAGTCCATCACCACGCGCAGCAACGGCTTAGCTTGCTCGCGTATAGCGTCAAACTCGGGTTGAGTAATTCGCCTGGTGCGCGCCTCTTGCTTAATCCGTTTGATTGCAATACAGGGGTTTGATTCGACAAGCTGCTCTTCCAGTCCGTAGTTGAAAATCAACCTTAAGACGGTAATCAGCCTGTTCGCCACCGCCGGCGTGGCTACAAACGCCCTGCGCATTTGCGCTACATCCCGCGGCGTCACTTGGTGTGGAGCGAAGTCTGCAAAGATGTCTTGCAGCTTGACTGCGCAAAAAGTGTATTGCTTGATCGTTTCCTTGGCCTTGCCGCGCAAAATAGTCGGCAGCGCCTCTTGAATCAATGCGGGCATGCCGCCTAGCTTTTGCTGCTGCAGGCGTGCGTACTCTGCAAGCGACTGATCGAGGTCAGTGCCTAGCCGCAGCCACTTGCCTTTCTTAACGTACCAATACGCCCCGTGTTTCAGGTAGACGCAGGCGGGGAGATGGCGCTGCAGTTTTCTCGGGCGCATGTTCTACATCCCTCCTAAAGACGACTATTGATCCGTCTGTGCGCCTGCGAAACGGCACGCCCAGGGCACGCAATTCTCTAGCCTGTGCGCTGTTCATCTTGCGCCCCGTTAGCGTTTGCAACTCTTCCATGCTCAGAATCATCGCGCGCTCCCCGGGCGCTTCGGCAAAGGCGACCACGCCACGAAGTTGCTGTCGTCCAGCCAGTCGCCAATAACTGCGACGCCGCCATCGGTGAGAATGAGCAGCTTCACGCCGCGCGGTGGCCGCTCTTGCTCGGGATCGCGCCAGTACGCTTCTCCAGACTTGGCTGGCATCAACGTGTTCTCGCTCACCGGGCTTGATCCTGCCCACTTTGGGCATGCCAGCCGCGAAGCTTGGCTATCTCTGCGCACGCGCATGCGTAGTGCGCTGGCCCCCACGACCAGCAGCCGTCTGCGTGCGTAAGTAATTTAGGCGAATTATTCTGCTCGGATAATTTCTGCGCGTCGTCAGGCTTTTCCATCTAGGTGCCTCACCAATTCCTGCAGGTACAGATTCGCCATCGCAACGTCCTGCCGATGCAGCCAGATCGCCATCGCGCCAAGCAGGAACAGCGCGCGCGGGTTCTTGCCGCTAAGGGCTGCAAGAACGGCGTCAATGCACAGCTCCTTGTCTTTATTCTTCGTTTTCACGCTGCCAGCACCGGGTTGCTCAACCACGCTGACGCAACGTCCGGCCTGCGCGTGTTGACTGCGTTTTGAACTTGGTTCGATTCCCGCCAACCAGGAGTGATGTAGACGTAGGACTTGTGCGGCGTGCCGTGCTCGTTGAGTGGGTGATACGCATCCAACTCACCGGCCTTTAGCGCAAGCCGCAACGCGGTGTGGATGGTTGCCGGCGGCCCGCCAATGTGCTGGTGCAACTCTCGGTAAGAGAGCGGCCCATGCTTGTTAATTAGCTCTGAAATTCGCTCGATAACGGTCGGACAAGCTGGTCGCTCCACCCCGGCGTTGCAGTGCGTTGCCAAGGCTTCCAGCAGGTCACGCAGCGGTCTATGCGCAGCGCGCGGGTAACGCTGTTCGATGTCGGCTATGCGCTCCAAGAGGCGCTCGGAATTGTGTGTGACTGTCATGCCTGCCATGCTTGCCTCAGAGTCGGTTAACGCCATGCGTAGCTCCATTCACACCGTCTCCGCAGTCCGCATGCGCTCTCTGTGCTCCTTGTGCGTCTGTGCGTGGTGCGTACTGCACAACCATGAAACCGCAAGAGGAGCGCTATAGTCAGGGTGGTGCGCCTGGGCCTCGTTGCCGCACACAAAACACGGTTGCCTATCAAGCCGTCCGTCTCGTAATGCATTGCTGACTGCAGTGGCCGCTTTTTTTCTGATTGCGTTTGCAACCCCCCAATTCTTTACGGAAATTGCGTGCGAAATGCGATATTCGTCTGTCATGCGGTAGGCCGCCCTAGAATTAACTCGGTGCGGCAAGTTGCTTCGTATCCTGTCAAAAGCTCGGTAGTACTCAATCTTTGCGTTACGATTTGCGATTACCGCAGCCTTCGTGCATTCCTTGCATTTGTTCAATCGCCCGTCTTTCATTTTGCTGTGCGGATAAAATTCATCCGTAGGCTTTTCAAAAAGACAGACAAAGCATTGCTTAGAAGACATACGAATACTTTCCGCGATGAGGGTTGGCAAACGGAATATCTGAGTCCGTGTCATCAAAGCCGCTGCTGACTCGCTTGGGTGCAGGTTTTTGCGCGGGGGCGGGTGCCGCAGCCGGGGCGTCTTTGCGCTTTGCTGACAGCGAGTAGAACGATCCGCTGCCGTCGTTCTTTTGCCGCTGCCAGCCATCGAGCCAATACTCAACGCCCTCGATGTTGATCTGGCCCTTGATGTCGGGGTGCTTCTCGGTTTCCTTGCGCAGATTCTTGGAGATGATTCCGCGATTGGTGTCGTCGTACTGAGTCATGTTGGTTCCTTGTTGATGAGGTTGGTAACTGTTTTCACGGCGTATATGCCGTGCTTAATCCGTTTGCCGTGACGCAGACCGCTTGATCCTCGACCTTTGCTCACCATGTCTTGAACGTTGTCGTCCGGAGTGCCAAGAAACAGATGGTCTGGGTTGACGCACCCAGGGTTATCGCAGCGATGGCAAACAAACAGCCCATCAGGAATTGGGCCTCTGAAAATTTGCCATGCAACGCGGTGCGCCATTTGCTTTTTGCCAAACGCGTTGATCGTTCCGTAGCCAAAAGAATGGTGTTCTCGGTTCCAAAGCCAGCAACCGGACATCGGCTCCGGCTGATATTGGGCTTCGAAGCGAGTCAGAATGTCCTTGCCTGTAAGTTTCCGGATCGGGTCGCTCCCGCGTATTTTTAGATACGCCGCGTTGATGACGCGCACGCAATCCCGGCAGTACACACAAAGGCCGTCGCGCGTAGAAACGTTCTTGTTGAACTGGTCAAGCGGCTTTCCGGTGGCGCATTTTGGGCAACGCTTCATGCAACAACATCCGTTTGCGTCAACTGGTCAAACATTTTTTGCACTTCCGCTAGAAACTTGCGGGCGTGTTCTTCGATCTCTTCCACCTCTTCCCGCTTTGGCGTCCACTCGGCAATGTGCAGTTGCCTGCGCGGATCGCGCACACGCGGGTCATAGCTGACGAACACCGCATGCTCGCGGCCAGTGCAAGCGAGTTGGGCCAAGATTTGCGGCTTGTGCTGATCGGGCACCCCGCCTGCAAGCAGCCACGACACATGCGTCGTCGTCTGCGGGCACTTAAACTCAATCACGCCGCCAGGCAGGAACCCGTCTGGAGTTGCAGCGAAAAAATCAATCTCTGGGTGATCAATCGTCCTGCACGGCGTAATCAGCCGACCTGTTGCAAGTTCAAATGCCGCTTTAGCTGCCGGCTCTTGATCTAGCCCCCATTGCATAAATGCGTTGACGTGGTGCGGCACTGCGTCTCCGGTAATTCGCTCGGCGAGAATTTCGTACTTCAGTGCTCGACGCTTTGCGCCCTCAGCGCCTTTGCTTGTCATGTCCAGCGCTTGATGCATGCGGCTGGCCGTGAGCTTGCCGCAGCGAGCCGACAGGAACGCAGACTTCTCGGAGTCGTTCACAGCCGCCCATCCAGTTCGTCCAAGGCATCCTCTGCACGGCACATGGCGCGGCCTAAGTCTTCGTCAGACGCCGGCTTGCACTGGTGCGCCATCACATAGTCGGCATCTCTGCGCCGCACTACATCGACAAGGTTGCGCAGCGCGCCAATGGCATCGCTACGGTAGACATCGCCACGCCTGCGCATCGGTTTGTTGGGATAGGTTTGCGTGTTCATGCTGGCACCTTCTCTGCGGCTGATTTCAATGCGGCCTGGTGCTGCGTCCAGACGCTGGTTTTCGTGGGTGAGTTGGGGATGGCCTTGAACCGCGCCTGCAACGCTTCCAGGCCGTCCACAGCCGCTTCGCGCAGGCTGTCCAAGATGAGCGCCGCTTCCTGCTCGTTGGCGCGCTGTGCAGGCTTAGGCGCGATTTCGTGCGTGTGCAAGTCCGCGTCGTTGTCACCTTCTGTCGGGATGCAAAACGCCTGCATTGCTGCGTACTTGTAAGCCGCGCTCATGGCCTTGTTGGTGGCCTTGTCTGCCGAATCCATCGCTTCGCCGTATGTCTTAACGGTGTGTTTGCTGCCATCCTCTGCAGACACGAAGTCGAACTCGACTTCAACGGTGACGTAAAACAGCGGCGAACCTTTTGCCGTCTGGCGCTCTATGCACTCGCGGCTCAGGGTTCGCGGCAGCACAACCAGTCCGTTTCGAGCCAGCACTGGGCCAAGCGCGTTGTACACATCGTCAATGCCTCGGAACGAATAGCCCTGTGCCTGATTCTTGCGGGCTTTTGCAATGCCGGATTCGGCCATCGTTGCCGCGACGGATGCAATTGCTTGATAGACCTTCACAGCATTACTCCCCAAAGAGTCACAAGAACCAGAGCCAGCACTGCCCACAGAGCCGCGCCCCAGATCATTGCGTTGACGATGCCCTCGGCGGCATCCAGCTCGCGCCGATGTTGCTGGCAGTCGCGCCAGCCTTGGCCGTATCGCGTCGAATGCGAGTTGCTCATTTCCGCTCCTTCGTCAGCTTTTGCACCGTCTTCCATGTGCGCTGGATGTCCGTGTGTTTAAGGTTCACTGGGTAACCCTTGCGGCGCTGGTCGCACCAGCCCAGCACGGGCGCACGGCCCGCCTGCTCAATCATTTGGCGTGCAGTCATGCCGCCTCCTTGCGCAACACGACTTGCTGCGCAGACAGGTCAATGTCCGGCGTCGAGTCAATCGGGCAGCAGATGTCGACAGTCATGCGGTGACCGTCGTTGCAGACAACGGAGACCTTCAGCACACGGAAAGGCGCACAGACGCCTCCGTGGATGTCCTGTGTGCTGATGGTCACAGGCTCGCTGGTGTGCAGAGTCAGAGTGCTCATTGCCAGCCCTCCGTTGCATCGGACATGTCTTCGCCGAGTGCGTGCAGGCGCTTCAGTTGCCAAGCGCGACGGGTAGCCCAGGCGTTGCTGAACTCGTGGTACCAGGCGGCCAGAGTGCCGGCCTGGACTGCGCGCACCAGTTGGGCGGGCGTGCAGACTTCCTCTTCCATGAGCCACTGCGCCAGGTCTTCCTGTGCGCCAACCGTGTAGCCGGCGGCAAACAGTGCCGGAACGGGATCGTTGGACGGCAATGCGTCCCAGACTTCATCGTAAGCGCGTCGGTGTGCTGCGTTCAGATCAAACATCGTTCCCTCCATGCCGCGTTCAGTGCGGTGTGAGGGAATAGTAATCTGAAGTTACGTCGTACGCAAGCCCATGTTACGAATTATTTTATTTCGGCCTGCTCTGACAGCTTTGTCAGGTACTCGCTGAAGGCGACGTAGTTCTTAGAAGTGGGCGGCGCAAGGAACTGCGCGGGCAAAGACTGCGATACCCGCTCGGCCAGGATCAGCGCCTCGAGCACATACAGCTTGAGACCTTCGGGCAGTTCATGGATGCGGCGCTCATAAACGCCTTCTGGTTGCCGGCCCAGCAAAAGCCAGTCTAAAGACGTGCCTGTTTCGCGGCAGAACGCAATCAGTTGCTCTGTGGCCGGGAAGTTGCGGCCTGATTCGTAGTGAGACACAGCGACCCTCGATACGCCCATCAAGGCAGCGACATCCTCCTGGGAATGGCCGGATGTCTTGCGAACTTGCTTGAACCGCATACCGAAATCGCTCATCCGCAAATCGTATTCCCCTTGTTACCCGCGCGCGTAACTTGCGCTTGCTCATACAGGTAACACTGAGTTACGATACGGGCATGAGCACAGTCATGCACGAATCAAGCCCAGAACTGGCGCTTCAGCGCGCCATCAAAAGCGCAGGCGGATATACCGCGCTGGCAAAACTGGTTGGCGTCAGCCGCCCTGCGGTTGCGCGGTGGAGCCTATGCCCACCAATGCGCGTGCTGGCCGTCGAGGCCGCAACAGGCGTCCCGCGCCAGCAATTGCGTCCCGATCTGTACCCGGCTGAATAACTGTATGCATGTACAGCAGTCTGAACCACTGGTGGCTCATGAAATGAGCCTGCAGCCGGCCTACGTCGGTCGGTGCTGTGTCCCTAGCTCTTTGGTAGGGGGGGGGGGGGGGGGGTGTTGGCATATTTATTTAAACAACGGCGAAGTTAAAC